TTGAGGGCGTGAGCAGGGCGTGACTATGTAAAGCATCGGAGTTCGTTTATCTTTTCCATCGTGAAGTCTTGAACATACTCGTATAACGATTCCGTTAGGTCAGCCACTTGGTTGGGGTTTTCACTTAGCCTCTTGATTGCTCCTGCCCATTCGCTTGGGTGTTTGATGGCAATGCAGTTATCCTTTGTGATATAGGGTGAGTAGGGTTGCGTGTTGCTCACTATCAGAGCGCACTTGCTAAACCCTGCCTCCAACATCTTTAGGTGGGATTTGCACTTGGCAAACTCGGAGGTTGTCAACGGCACAAGGCTCACATCAAAGAACTCATAAAGCTTGTGGTAGTGTGTTGGTGGCATCGTTGGCAGCCTATGGCTTGCCTTCATAATGTCGGGGTAGCCATCTACCTCTGCCACATACCCTTGATAGCCTTCAAGGTTGATTGTGGACTCTCTTACGTCTATTGCGTGGTGGTTGCCTCCGACATACCCAAAGCGGACTTCTTCGCTTGGCTTACGCTCTACCTGCCACGTTGGTACGCTGATGGCATTGGGGATGATTCGGATGTTGGTATTGTACTTCTTGACCTTTGAGGCAAGGTGCTTGTTGGTCACCCATACCTCATCTGCTGCTTTCATAGAGCGCACGATGCGTGTTCTCATCTGCTCAACATACAGACCTTGCAAGGGATGCGTAGGGGGCAGCACCCACCAATCATCGTTATCAACGATTAGCTTGATGCCCTCCTTACGGCAGAGCTTGACAAAGTCATCAAACGGTTCAACAGGGAATGTCCTTGAAGAATAAATGTGAGTGACCTTCGGCCACGTCTCTGGGTCAATGTCGGTTATTTTCTCAATGAAAAAGACATCTACTCCCTTGTGGCATATCAAGGGTGCAAATACCCTGTGGTGGCTTACTCCAGAGTTCTGCTTGTGGAAGGCAAGCACAAAGGGTCTAATCATAAATTAGCCTCTTGGTCTTTGTACCATTGCGCCATCGCTTTGCGCTCAAGGAATCGCACCCACATCTTTGCAGCTACTGCGTTACGTTGGGGTCGGAACGGATAGGTACTGCGAAGTTGTGCCGTTGCTATCCTTATGAATTGGTCTCTCATTTTACACTTTGTTTGGTTTTCATTTTACACTTTGAGTTGTTGCAAAAAATGCAACGGTTCATTTAATTTCGGTGTTCCAATACGACTCGCACTTGCCGTTCCGAATTGGTACTGCAAAGAAAAACGATTGGTACATTCCTGTGTTTGCGGTAAAGCGGTAGCAGGTTTCTTTGAGGGCGCAGCCCTCTCCTGTGCATTTAGTGATGTCGGTCATAACGTGCCTACTATTGTGTACGAGTCCAAGTCCTCACCCAAGATGAAGAACTGCTTGTACAATTCTATTGCCTCCATAGTCTTGCGTTCACCCTCTGCCACGAACTCTGGGCTTACAGAGTAAATGCCTATGTCAAGGCTTCCTTTGTCAATAGCGATAAAAAAGAACTTATCTATCGGCACTCCAAAGAGTCGGGTGTAGATAAACGCTTGTACATCATAACCATATTTGCGAGCTGAAAAAGGGAAGGCGCGCAAATCTTGAGTACTTTTGATGTCTGCGAGAAACCCATCGGCATAGATGTCAGCCTTTGCCCTAAAAGGTAGGCCTCCAATCATACCAATCTTTGGCACTTCAAACTCGCAACCAGTAAGCAGACCCAGTACGTTCTCGTTGCGCAGGAGCGCATCAGAGATACGTTGCGCCTCGTTGTACTCCTTACGGGTGCAAAGGTTACGCTTGCCTTTAGCATCCTGCCACGCCTTTGCGTTCTTGCTCTGCACCTCAATCACCTCGTAGTCCGCTACCTTGTGAGGCTCAAGGGTCATCAAGTGTACCAAGCGACCTACTGCAAATGCATCGGAATCATCGCTGCCGTATTTGGTAACGTAATGGTAGGTCTTGGGTGATGTAAGGAGCAGCTTGCAAGCACTTGAGGACAGGGCGTTCTTGCCGAGTACCCCGTAGTAAAAGTCATCATCCTGCATCTTTTCGAGGACTGTGTCCATATCCCAAGTGCTGCCGTCTAAAAGTTCTATGATTTTCATTTTGATTCTGTTTTGAATGTTGCTTCATACCATTGCTCAAATGGAACACTAACTGATGAATTTAGGTAAGCTAAACGCAAGTGTATGGTCTCAATAGTTTCAATGTCTTTTATGATTGATTCAGAAAGGCCACAGGTCTTGAGGTCTTTGAGTATTTCGGAAATAGTTTGCATTTGATTGGTTTTAATTATTCTTCAGATGCGACTTGGGTTGCCCAGTTCATCCACTTGGTGTAGATGTCATCGGCAAGCTTTGGGGCTTCTCCATAAACGGATGTCGTGGGGTAGGCTACGGTATTAGTGTAGCCATCCTCGTTGTAGGTCTCCTCAACGTAGGTGATGTCCATCTCGTACTCGTAGAAGTCAGCAACGTGAACGTAGCCAAGCCACTTTGCAAGAATCTCATCGGAGTTCTTATTGTCTGGGTCGTAGTCCTCGAGGGCATCCCAGTAAGACTGCGGTAGTAGGTCGGCATCTTCTAGCCAGAACTTTAGGTCGTTGTATGTAAATATCATATCCCAAGAAGTTCAAGAGTCCATAGGTATGCCCAAAACGTCAGCGCAAGAGCGCAGAAGTAGGCCGTGTTTTTAAGTAGTAGTTTCATTCTGATTGGTATTAAATGTTTGTCAAATATACAAAACTTTTTGAATTACCAACACTCAAAGAAAAAATAAATAAAAAAAAGAGGGCTAATGCCCCCCTCATATTTACATAGCAATTTGTCTTATGTATGAATCGTGCTTAATAATCTCACTTAATGGTGGAATCCATCCAATCGCATTATCATCACCTGTTGCAGAATTTCCAACAGACCTGTATGTTGAGTTTACAAGATAAGCGCAGAGCTTGGCTCTATCAAAAACATAAGCAATGTCGTTTTCTGATTTTAGAATATAAATATAATAATCAGATTTGCTTGCAAGTATGCCCGAATCTTCGTTGCGATTTGTGTTCTTGTATTCTATGTAGATGTTTGGCTCGTTTGGCGTTCCACGTTTAGCAGCCCAATAGTATGCCTTCTCATCATACTTCACCTCAAATGTAATTACTGCGCTTTTTTTTGTTGCCTTAATGTCCCAATCATAGAACTTTCTTGCAGGTGCTTTCTCTACTTCATACCCAATAGATATTAAATAACTACTAAATTTTGCCTCACCTATTGTTCCTGCTTGATTCATCAGTAAGCGTTGTAAAGTGTCTATACTCCACCCTACCACTTTGACCCTTGTGGCTCTGCGTAGTTCAACACCTTAAAACTAATAAGCCTCTGTATGTCTGGCAACTCAAGTCTGCTTATCACATCCTGCCTGCCTTCTCTTTGGTAGTACTTTCTTGTCGCTTCTTGCTTTGTCACAAAGACAGGCTCTACAATCTTCTCACAAAGGCGGGCAAGTTCCTGCGTTCTGACCATTACAAAACCACCAAGCTCTGGCATATCAAATGCGATGTATTCGGCTTTGCCGTACATCCATCCATTGTCACCCTTTACGTTCTTGAACTCCACCCAGATGGTATTGGGATGGTTGCCTCCCTTTACGTCTACGGATGTTGTTCCGTTTAGGCGTGTAACGAAGTAGTCAATGTGGTCGTAGATGTCGGTGTTGCGGTCTGACTTCTCACAGGAGTAGCCTATGGCTTCACAAGCCTCTACAAACCGCTTGGCAGTAATGTCCCCAATCTGATTGGAATACACCCTGCGTTCGTTACTGACCATAAGCGTTGTATAGGGTCTCAAGTTCCTGCACCCTACCTCGCAGGCAAGAGCCGCAGCTTGTGGGCTGCACGGAGTCTTTGAATACTCGGTTGTAGATTTTATTTACTTCCGTCTGCTCAATAGCGGTGACGGTGTTCCTGCCTCGCATCTTGCCAACAAACTCATACTCCTCTTTGGTCAAGCACTCTGGCTTCCTATACCGAAATAACTTGTTTAGTTTCTCCTTACGGGCATCGCAACCGCAGTCCACGCCTGTGGCTTCGCTGAACCAATCTACCGCAGCCTTGATGCCTGTGGCAGTTGTGATTGTTTCGATGGTGTCACCCAAGCCGCTTGGCTTCTTTGTACGCTTCGTAGGTGTCTTGACAGTCTTCTTGGATTCGCTCTCTTGCATTTTTTAGTGTGTTGAAAATTGAACGTGCTGAAATTTTGGTCTCATCCGCTAACGTGCGAATAGACATATCGGTGTTGTGGTATAGCGCAAATATCTTTTTGTCATACCAATGCCAGTCAGTTTGGGTTGACCATACCCTGTCATAAAGTTGTATGAGTTGTATCTCCGCATCTTCGTTGGCCTCCTCGTAGATAAAGTCCTCAAGGATGTCAACGTCTACGAACTCAAACCTTGCACGGGTGCGCATTAAGGTGGCGTACATATTGCGCAGCGTAACGTACACAAAGAAGGTATTGACCTCCGTCTCGTTGTACATTATTTTCTCCGCATCATCAACGTATTTGTACAACCTAACGTACATTTCCTGCACAAGCTCTTGGGCAAGGTCATCACTCGCCCCGAAGCTCTTGCACATCCGAATCCAGTCCGTCTGTCGCTTTGCTAATATTGCGAGGAGTTCCAACTAATTTCAAAAATTATCACAAACAAAGCAAACTGAAGCTCATGTTGTAAGTCCTCACCATCTTGGTCTGTTGTTGAAGCGTAGTTAACGCCAAGCAGTAAACCTGTCAAAGGCCAAATGTTTACTTCAAAATTCATCAAATGTCTTCTTTAGAGTTAAATATAATTCTTTGTATTTAGATAACTCCGCAACGACTTCGTTTAGTTTATTTAGTTCCAGTTCCAAAGATTGAAAGTCGGGCTTATCAATGCAGGCCATCGGGTTCTCCTCAAGAACACAACACGCCACCTTGTAGTAGTGCTGATAATCACCATACATAAGCCTATCCTTGTGCATCCTTACGGCATACGCAACGCTTGAATGGTCTTTGTCTATGGCTTCACCCAGTTCGTGGAGGGTGGCGTGGTTTCTAAATGCTGAAACGAATGCTGCTCTTGCGGTGCTTTCTTTGTGCGCTCTGCTTCCGTTATCAGAAAAGCCCAGACGGGCGAAGTATTGCTCTTTGCTTACTTTTAGTTGACGTAGTTCAAATGGTCTCATTTGCATTTGCAGAGTTTAGCCCTGCCCTCTTTATGATTGGTTATTATTTTGGCGATTGGCATAGTGAAGTGCTTGTGGTCTTTAAGTCTTTTGAACTTCATCTCACTTGCCCATTCCACTAAATTGTCATCCTTGTCTTGTACGATGGTGTAGTCAACCACAAGGTAGTCCACGCCATCTACTTCAAAGCATTCGTACTTCTGGAAGGGTGATAGGATTTGCTTCATAGCGAGTCCTCAATAATCCCTTGCAGGCGTTGTATCTCGTATATCATCTGCTCCGCATCAACTCGCAGCTTGGAGTTCGCCAAGTACATCTCGTTCATCTTGCCCTCCGTGAACTGGCGGTAGTCAATAAACTGCTGAAGGAGTAGGTCTGCGTAGTGGCAACTCATAACGTGGTGGAGTAGGTCATCTTGAACTTCTCTGCCGTTTGCTTTGTCTGCTGCTTGCTTTGCCAACCACATCGCAGTCCCTGCAAGCATCAACTGCTTCTCCCTTATGTAAAGGTCGTGAGAGTCATCAGAAGGGTACATCGCTCTGTGGTGTTTCATCAGTTTTAATTGGCAGCAAGTTACGCCCGTTGATAACAAAACCAACATTACCTAATACGCTCTGCAAGATTAAGGGAGTTTCAAGGGGCGTGATGCGCCCTCCCGACTCCATCTCCTTGACCTTGCGAACGTGAATGTGCGTGTATATCCAATCTGTTTCGTGAGCCGCAAAACGATGTATCACAACAAAACAGTCGCTGCGGGAACTCCACTTGCCGCCACCTTCAACATCTGCCGCATTTGGTGGCATTGGCATCCCTTCGTATTGGTGTCCCTTAAAGAACACCTTGCGCATTGCCTCCGTTACGGGGTGTGCGTTGACTATGGTAGTGACGTTGTTCTGGTGGGCAAATACCCGAAGCGCAGAGGCTACCTCGTAGTGATACTCGTGCATCCCCGTCTTGCCTAATTTCTTTTGGTCTGTTGATAGGGAGTTGTATGGGTCTATCAAGGCTCCTGTGTAGTTCCATTCGTTCTTAACGGAGTTCATTACCTCAAGAAGTTCGAATGCGGTGAATAGCCTGTTGCCGTCTATGAATTGGAAGTACTCGTTAATGAAGTCCAACTTGCGGTACATCATACCTTCATCAATCCCTTGAATCGGTTTGCAGACCAAGAACTCAATCAGCTTTCTTTTAAGGCTTGGCACTTCGTTCTCGGCAGAGTAGATGAGCCACTTCTTGCCGAAGTTATACGACTGCAAAAGCATTAGGTAAAGCAGCGTGTGGGTCTTGCCCACGTTGGCGTGGCCTACCACTACCACAAACTCACCGTCTTTAAGGCGCAGGTATTGGTCTATCTCATAGACACCAAGCTTGCCTGTGTCGTAGTACTTGCCCTTTAAGGCTCTCTGGAGGTATGGTAACGAAGATTCGTTAGGTAGTAAGTCTGGGTGTATCATTTATTCTGATTGGTTCACAAATATATAAAAAATTGTGACATAAAAAAACCCCTCCGTAGAGGGGCTTCACACAACGACCTAATATAAAACCAATCAGAAAGGGTCGTTGCGATTTGCGAAATGCTCGGTGTGTGATGCAGGAGCTGCGCTCGCACCTGTCATCCAAGCGTTAAAGGTCTCTGCGTTGGCAAGGATGGTGTTCACATCGTGCTGCGCAGCACAAGCGTACTCCACCGCAGCCTTTAGAGCCACTTGGCGAATGATAGAAGCGGAACGCTCATCGTTGCCTTTAGGGGCAGATGGTGTGTACCCTCCACCTGTTGACCCACCATAAGGATTAGGGCGTTGGATTTTCACCGTGCCTTTCTCATTTTTGGTGTACTCTACCTCATCGCCTACGGCATAAGGAGGGGTCTGTGATTTGGCAAAGGCAGTACCGAAGTCTCCGTTGTCGAAGCGTACTTCAAGTTTGAAGAGGTCTTGCCATTGCCCCGTTGGGGTGATTGAAATAATTTTGGACATAGTATAGATTGGTTTTAGATAAATAAAATTGATTGCTGCTCCAAAATCTCGATACGAGCTTGAAGCTCTGCTACCTTGTTTTGAAGTGCTTGGATTTGTGCTTGTTGCACACTCACCATTTCGGTGTAAACGTCTTGAGAAAATGATAGTGTCATAACTGATTGGTTTTAAGTTATGCAAATATACAAATTATTCTGTTACCACCAAACCCGTAAAGGTTATTTCTGCCGTGTCTTTAGGAATTGTTTGGTCGTGAACCATCTTCAGCGACTTAACATAGGTGCGTGAGTCATCCTTTACTCCACCCCAAGTCTTAAAAGCATCCAGAGCAAACTTCACCGCCATTATTGCATTGTCAATATCGTAGCGGTAGTTGACCTTGCAATGGATGTGGACATCCTTTATCTCTTGCAGGTCGTACTTCTCAAGCTGCGACATCACTTCTTTGGATGCCAACTCCTTTGCCTTTGCTCGGACTGTCCAATGCTTGGATGCGTAGAAGGCGTTGAGGCTTGGAACCTTGCCTACTACGACCTTGTAGGTCAGTTGTCGGGAATCAGATAGCCGCATTGGATGGCGAAGTGCAGGTCTATCTTGGCAATATCACCGAGTAGTTCTTGTTCTTTGTATTTCGCCTGTTGGCGTGAGTTGTAGTCGGATTCGCAGTTAGCCATCAGCGTAGCGCACTCCTCAAGGATAAAGTCTATCTTCCTGCGTTTGGCAGGGTTAGTATAGTACTGCATATTTTCCTGTTGTTGTTTGGCTTCCTTCGCTTGTTGCGCTAATTGTTGGCTGCTCATTCTGTCGGTCAAGTTCAAATTGTAGGTGAGCGATAGCCTTGCGGATGTCATCGCAGATAGGGTTGTGTGGTTTCTTGCCTGCTCTCATTAGGTAGGTTAGAGCAGTACCCAGATTGTAATTATCAGGTTGGAAGTCCATCACAACATCCTTCGCCTCTATCTTCAACGTCTTGCCGATGTAGTACTTTGGTGTCATTGGTCAAAGGTACATCATCCCAATAAATGTAGATGTGGTCGTTCATAGAATTATTTATTAACAAAATTTGCGTATGTCAATTTTATTCCTTTTTTTTTACAAGTTGAATAGTTGACTTACTAACTTACTTAACTTAATCAACTATTAACTTGACTTCAGTCAAGAGTTAATCAACCTTTAACTTAACCAAACAACTTAAAGAAAGAGAAACTAAACAAAGAGAAAGAAAGGAAGTTGCGTTCTAACGCATCCAAATACCTCAAGGTATAGAACTATACCCTTTAGCGTATAAAACCTCCCTAATGCGCTTAAAAGTGCCTTAAAGGGGTATAATTACTCCAATAGTTTATCTATCCACTTCTTTACGAAGTACGCAGCGACCAAAACAAGGGCAAGCATCGTTAGCCCACCTTCGAGAGTCCAACCCCTCTGCTTCCTCTCCTTCGTGAGAATCTTGGTCTGGGTGACTCGGATGGTGTCGGGCAAGCAAGTTGCCTCAACGAGTACCTTTCGGTCTATGTATTGGAGTTGCAGCCGAACCTTGTCTTGGTAGATTGTCGTGTCCTTGTATAGTTCGAGCGTGTCGGTTAGGTACTTTGTCTTGGTGACAATCACCGTGTCCCTTACAATTACACTCTGAAGGACTGGTTTCACAGTAGCGCACCCGTTAAGAGCCGCAAGAGTCGCAGCCATCGGGATTATCCACATTGCAATTCGGTTGTTGAGCATTTTCTAAATCGTTGATGAAGTCCTCTAAAGAAGCCAATGGAACTTGGTTTTGACGTTGAACGAAGGGCACGCCTTTGCAGCAAACTCGTTGTGACCGTGTAGGGTCATTTCTCCGTGTGCTGCTCGCAATGCCTTTATCAAATTAACCATCGCTACCTCTTGCGCTTCGTTTAAGGTGTCCTTTGCCTTCATCTTGGAATCGCACCCACCAACATAGACCACGCCTATGGAGTCGGCATTATGACCGCTTGTATGCGCTCCTGTCTGCTCAAGGGGTCTGCCCTCGTGTACCGAGCCATCCAAGTAGATAACGTAATGGTAGCCGATGTCCTTCCACCCCCTGTCCTTGACGTGCCACCTGCGGATGGTGTCAACGCTAACGTGGCGGCCGTCTGGCGTAGCGGTGCAATGCAAAATGATTCGGGAGAGTTTACGCATAGTCACGTTTTTAATATCAAGATTTGTAATTTTTACACATTATGCGCATTTTAACGACCTTGCGACTTGTAGGGCTTGGAGTAGTTCTTACTCGCTTTGTTGGCAGATGCACTCTTGGAATGCTTGCCTCGCTTCTTGCTCTTACTTATGTGTCGGCTTACCGCCTGTTGCTTCGCCATCTTTCGGGTCTTTTAGAAACATAAGTGCGAATGCACCTACCATAAATGCACTCAACTCTGTGAGCGTTGCTTTCTCGTAAAACACCAGAACAAAACAAAGGCCGATGATAATCAGCCCAAGTATCGTAGTCTTCGGATTGCCGAAGATGCGCTCAATTAGCACCTTTGTCCTTGAGGTAATCCCTGCGCCACTTCCATAGCGTGTAGCCCAATGAGGCAACTAATACCAAAAGCCCGAAGGCTTGGTGAACGTAACTTACAAGAAGCCCTGTGCCTGTAAGAGACCAAGACGTTACAACGCTATCAACTGACTCCTTTGTCACCGTTACTCAATTACGGGTGGTACGGGAGGTTGGCAGTATTCAGCCGAAGGATTCGCTACGCAGAACGCTTGAGCGTACTCCGTGTCCAGCGTGTAACCCATTGAAGATACGCCAACTGGCAAAGGCCAAACGATGTATGCGCTGAAGTCAGCCAAAGGCTCACCTACCCACACAATGTCAACGCTCACCTTTGTAGATTGCTTGATGCACGTTTGGTTCCCTTCGGCATCCGTTCCCCATTCTTGACAAAGTTTGCCAAGTTCCACAAGAACCGCAACGAGGTCGGGGTTCCAGTAGGTGTAGGTTTCTCCTTCGGGGTCGGTTCCCGTTTTCTCAATCTTCTTGCGAGCCGTTGCCCACTGGGTAGGCGTGAACTCGTATTTCCTAAATGTTTGCATCTTAAATCGTGGTTAGTTCTGCCAGTTGGGCGTTGGTTAAACGGGTCTTGAATAGTAGGGCTTGGCCTATTTTGCCACCAAACGGAGCGTTTGGAATATAGGGCATTAATAATTCACTAAGCGTTAAACCCGTAGTACCCGAATTATCAGTACCAATTTGTACCCCGTTAACATAAGCTACAAAATCATTTGCCTTGTATGCAAAGGCAATTTTAAGCCTTTGATTTCCGTACGTTGTGGCTGAAATAATTTTGGCTTGTATGCCGCCTTGATTGTATTCACAAACTACGGTATTGTCGGGGTAGCGGTCAATAACAACATAACCACTACCAAGTCCCCCAGTTGGTGATAAGACTAAAAGAGTATTATAATTACTGCCAGTTGACGCTATGTAATCAGCATCTAAAAACATAGTCCCCTCAGTCTGCCCAATCAAAGAGCTGATACCCGTTTTAGAAGCAGCATCCGCCCCCCTTGTCACCGCTGCTCCCAATGTGGGGATGTACGAGGTGGCGTAGGCTCCCGTTTCAAACTGGGCACCCCAAGCTTGAAAGCTCGTAGATGTACCGCCTTGACGGTAGTCTACCAAATAATAAATATTGTAACTAGTACCACGAGTAAAAGTAATACTCTCCCTTTGCCAATTACCAGTAAACACTACCGTTTTTTGTGCATCCGTGCCGCTGCCGCCTTGTAAGAAATTCATTACAATGCTTTGCCCAGCGGTTCCCTTGTAATAAACACTAAAGGTTTGTATAGTTCCAGCATCACCTCCGCCAGTATTTACAAAAAGGTGACCAGACCCGCTGGTTTTAGTCACAGTATCGGCATCTTGGTAACCACTTGGGCTTATGCTAGTATTTGATGTTACTGACGTGCCAGCTTGAATAAAAGTATTTACCAGTTGCTCACTGTAAGCGTGTAAGTTAGTCCGCTGCGGTTCAAGCAACAAACGAGGACAAGAACTATTAAGATAATCCAAGCGGGGTACGTTAGCAACGGGGCCAACCGATACCGCTGCACTGGTGGTGGGAATTACGTCTGTTGCTATATCACCGTATTCGAGCTGGGCTGACCAAATTAGCACGTCACGAGCAGTTACACCGCCATAAGTATTAAGCTGAATTGATGAGGTGCTACCAGCGATTGACTTTGTAAAACGCTGCCAAGTGCCATCAAGGGTAAAGGTTGACTCTGAACCAGCGATACCGAATGCGATAGTTTGTCCAGCGGTACCCTTTACGTACAATGAACCAGCAACTCCCGTAGCGGAAATAAGCTGATAAATGGTTTTATCACCAGCTGAAAATACCGCACGACTTGCGGTCTGCGTTCCGTCTGGAGCAGTCCCGTAGGCGGCCGTGATGGTACAACCATCCTTAACCCAAGCCGCATTAGTAAACGTATTTGACTGAAGCAGAAGATTAGTCCGCACCTTCTCAATAAGCCCATCGGGGCCGACTCGGGTGGCGGTGTCGTTGCTGCGGGTGAAGGCTAAATCGCCCGTGCCGTCAGTAGGTTTAACACTATAAACTTTGCTTGTCTTATACCCCGAAGGTATCATTACAAGCGATGCATCGTCAAAATAGCTCATCAGTTAAAATTTAATATATCAATAGCACCCTCAAGGCAAGAGTAGCCCTCTATAGTTCCGCTATCATTAGTTACACGAATGTCGTAAGCCTCTGCGTAGGTGTATGCATTGTTAAAGCAAGCAGGAACGCCATCACCCGTAAGGCTGCGAGTGTTGTAATCCTCATCCCCCCAAGATGAAGAGCAGTACACCTGTCCCCAATTTATTGCGTTACCCATTTCGTTCGTTCTCTTTTAAGTAACTCTTTAACTTGATGATATTGCCCTTCTTTGGTACATAGGTCTTTTTAGAGAACCCAGCTTGCAAAGTTCGAGTCCGTGTCGGGGTAGACATCTGCATTGTTGTTTGAATTGTATTGAGGGAATGTTGCTTGGTTGTAGCTCATATAAGTGATAAACCTGTCGGTATAATACTGCGCCAAGTCACGAGCCTTGCCTACCAAATAGTCCACCTCAATCTTTTCTGCGGTGGTAGAGTTCTCGGAGTTGTGCTTGAATACACCACCATTGCCGATAGTGTACGCAGCAAAAGGCAAGTACTCCACCATCGCCCAATGAATCAACATCGGCTGAAGGTAGTCGTTCACCAAAGCCAAGTAAGGATTTGCAAGAGTGTTTGCAATGATGTCAGCACTTATCTTGTTGTACAACTTCGTGCCTGTGTAGTTTTGGATGTGTATCTCCTGTGCTATCTTAATGAACTGGATAAATTTGTCCGTGTCCACGTTACCGCCTATTGCGGTGTTGCGAACCAAGTCCTCTCGTTTAATCCAAAGTGCCGTTGCCATTTCTTATCTGTATTTTAATGAGCCTCTTGATGATGTGTCAATGGGTCGTGTTTGTGCCGCATCCCATCCGTTTGGAACCAGCTTGCTCGTTGGTACCCCTTCTTTGATTGCAGCTTCCGTTGATACGAGCTTGTCGTTGTCCAAACCTTCGTTGGGTAGGAACTTACCCCCCTGCTTCTTGCGGAAGTAAACCATCCGCCTCCAAGCGTGGTGGCAGAACGCTCCGCCCTTCCACTTCCAAATAGAGTACACGCTCTGTCCTTCGGGAGCAAACTGACCATTTACACCGCTGAAGCTCATCATATCGATGTCCTCCTTGCGGAATACTGTTCCTCCGTTTGCTGCTCCCACCATCTCACGGCAGAACTCGCGGGAGTTGCTGCTGATGTTACGGGTGTAAGCGTAGCGTATCTTGTAAAGTCCGCTATCAAAGCTGCTCTTGGATTCCGAGTTACTGAAGTCCTCTACGGCAAAGTTGTACTGCGTGGCGAGGTGGGTGTCCTCATTGTCGGGGTCGTTGACTACCTCATCGCTGATGAGTTCCCATTCTTCTAAATCAACGACCTCACCCTTTCCCCGCAGAGCATCTATCCACTTATGCTCATCATCTTTGGTAAATTCGGGGGCTTGGCTTGACAACTTTACACCCGTTTCTTCTTCACGAGTTTCTAAATCCATAGGCGTTACCACATCATTGGTAAACTCTAAAGGCTGAAGGGTCTTGAAATAAAGGTTTAGGCTGATGTCGTTGTAGGCCAAGATTTGGTCTATGCCGTCAAGGATAATCTCCTGCTTCGGGCGAATGACAAGGTTATCCAAAAGCATAGAAGCGGTCTTTAGCTCATCAGCGTTATTGCCAAGTCCCGAATTGTCCTTAATACCCAAAAGCATAGGGCTTACAATACGATGCGAAACTAATATCTTCTGCGTTGCTTCAGCACTCAAGAATTGGTACTGCTGCGCAGCATCCGATAACTGCACAGGGTCAACGGTTGCAGCAAGGTCTTTGTTATCATTGAACGCAAGGATAAACTTACCAGAGTTTGAACTACCGCTGAACTTCGTGGCAATCTGCTGCTCAATCGTTCTGCGTTCTTCTTCGCTTGGCACTCCATTATTGAAGTTAATCAGCATCGAAGGCGCAAGTCCGTTCTGAATGTTGTTGATGTGGTAGTTGGCAATCTCCTCCTCAAGCTCTGCGTAGGGCAGGCCACCTTGATAGTCTACTGGGGAGTAGTAGTAGAATCCTGCTCGGTATGGCTTGATGTACAATATCTCCAATCCTTCCTTACTCGTGCCAAACGCAGGGATGCGTACCGCAGTTTCTTTTCTGCCTTTTACGTCTGTCCAATCCTTTGCGTAGTAGTAAGCCTCAATCTCTCCGTCTTCGTTGCACCTTGCGGCTCGTAGCGTCTCTACTGGGATGTGCTGTACCTCTACGATGGTGTTGTGGTCTTGCGAGTACACCACTTGGAAAGAGCATTGCCCCATCATAACATAATCAGCAACAACCTTCTGCAAGCAGGACTTTGTAAACAGGCCACGCATCGCTGCGTACTCGCTCGGCTTCTTGGCAGAGTCCGTTGCATCCAGTCCCTTACCATACGTCATATCCATCAAAGAGTTGAGGATAGCGTTGTTGGTAGGTGAGCCGTTGTAGCGGTCAATTAGGTAGCCGAAGTAGTCGTTGTTGTCTCCGTATTCTACATAGTCCTTCCCTTGCACCTCTTTTACAACAGGCGTGGTGTAGGAGCTGAAGTTCACAACGTGGACTTTAGATGATGATGTACTCATTGTTGTAGCTTGTTTCTTCCGTGTAGATATTTTGGTTCACGGTAAATTTGTCAAAGTCTGTCTGCGAAGTTACGAATACCCTATCTCGGTAGATTAGGTCACCATCGTATATTAATTTGAGGCCGTAGAATCGGTTGTTGACTAATGTATAGACTGCGGTTAAATCCATAAAGCCATTTCCCTCTGTTATTGTGGGATTGATTTCTTGCTCTGTGTTGGTGCTTTCATCAATCAAATATAGCGTAACCCCATCAAGGGCGTTTACTGCGCTTGTAACGCATCCTGCGGCCTCTAAAGTACCACCATCAAACAACACACGCTCAAAGTAAAGTTCCAAATCCTCTGATGAGTAAACGAACTCACGAGGGATGACCGTAATGGTTTGAGGTGAAGCTGATACTTGAAGGATGTGCATCTTAAATAAATAACCTTTTAGTTTGGATTTGTTTGAAAATAGAAAAGGGGCTTGCGCCCCTTCAACTATTTTACCTTGCGGTAGGTTACGAGTTTGAACCTACTACAATCGTATCAGTAGCACCTGCAAGTCCAGCGAATGGATTGGCAGTAGTAGCACCTGCAATGAAGTTGGCAGGCATTGTCTCCTGTCCCTCCATTGTCAAAGTGTAACCAGAAAGGTCACCCATTGCAGCACCAGTTACAATAGTTCCACCCGTTACTTCAGCTCCATTATTCATTCCCATTAGGAATGCGTTGCCGTTGTAGTCCTGTACGATAACGTAAGGGCGGCCATAAGCAAGCAACTTCAATTCTTTGTTGTCCTCCTTTGTGAGTTTGGTCAACGTAAGATTCAAGGTCTGCGTGAAGAATGTAGTTCCATTATCACGGCTTGAGTTGAAGGTCTGCTCAAAAGAGCTATTGCCTTTTACAAGGTATTGGTAAGCAGAGAATGTACCACTGATGTTGGTAATCTCATCGTTGGTAAGGGTAATCGTACCCAAGTCACCGAAGTCTACAAAGTACACGGCACGGATGCCACCTACTACGTCTTTACAGGGTACCGCCCTGCCTTTTGTTAAATCACAAGCCATTGTTTATTTTTTTTATTAGAATTAAAAAAGAGGGCGAGGACATAGCCCAAGCCCCCTCTTGATTTACATTAACTCGGATTAAGAGTAAAGGACTACGTCAGCTCCGATGCCGTACTGAACTCCTGCGAAGAAGCGAAGGATAACACGGATGTTGGCACTTCCGTCAAGGTCGGCCATATCAAGGACACGCACTTCGTTGCGCTCATCAGCCAAGCCTGTTCCGAAGAATAGGTTGCTTGATTCAGCAGCTACCATCTTGTTTGAAGGAAGACCGTTTGCCATAGCAACGCGGATGCCATCAAAGTATAAGTCTCCGTTGCCGTACCAAGTCGTTCCCTTGTTGTCAACACCATTTGCACCTAGACCAGAAGTTCCGAATCCACCAAGAGCGCGGACATAAGCCTTCGCTACGTTTTGTGGAACGTAGATGGTCAAGTCCTCTTTACCATAAAGGGCAGAAGGAATTGCATCAGCTACTTTACCAAGCTCGGTGATTACGTTCGCAGCCGTCACGGTGGTAGCGGTTACGTCAATAACGTCAGAGTCAGCAGTCATCAATGAAAGGAATCCGCTAAATTCTCCTGCGCTTGCAGCAGTACCGTTCCAAATGTTCTGCTCAATCTTTTGGGCAGTCTTTGCAGCAACGTGAGCGATAAGGAAGTCAGCAAAAGAAGCAGGGATGCTATCGTAAGCAGAGAAACCCATTTGACCACCAATCCAAGATGAGTAGTAGTCCTTTTTGCAAAGCTGCAAGTTCACTTGGAATGGCTCAACGGCAAGTACGCGGTCGGTCAAGGTCAAGGTAGAAGTTGCATCAAAGTCGCACGTACCATCTTTTACGATGTCGTTAGTAGCAACCTTCTGAAGGGTTGTTTTGTAGTTTACGTTTGGAAGAATCTCAATGAGTCCTTTGTCCAAAGTATTAGCAGAAAGAAGTGCAGCGGCGATGTACTTCTGCGCAAAAATTCCTGCGTAGTTTGTAGTGATTGAAGTGGTCGTAGCCATTTTGTTTATTTATTATTTGTTGATTCGTGCAAGGACTCGGTCAATCGCTCTTTCGGGGCGGTTAGAACTCATCTTTTGGACTTGCTTTGTTTCGGGGTTGTGCTTGATGGCTTTGGCAGCAGGTGCGGCAGATAGTTCTGCTTTAACCGCAGCCATCTCCTCCTTCTTGGCGTATCCGCCCATCTCCTCACGCATTCCTTTCATCTCCTCACGCATCATTGCAATCTCTTCGAGAACTTTCTCAATGATTGCGACAACCGCAGGGGCTTCCTCTACTACTTCCATATCGGCAAGTTCAGTAGGTACTTCAACCTCTACTACTTCTTCAGCAGCAGGGGCTTCTTTAATTTCAGCGATTACGCCTTCTTCGGTGATGACCAAAATACGGCCATCAGCAAGTAGGTGTTCGCCAATCGGAGCAGCAACTCGGTCTTCGCCACTAAGGACAAATACTTCGTTACCTGCTTCAAATGATTCTGCCTCAAGAACGGCTCCGTTCTCAAGTGTCATTTGCTCAAACTTAACCTCGCGGATGGAGGACAGTTCGGCAAGTATGCGGTTTAGGATATTGTTTGCTTTCATATCTAACTAATTAAAGGGGTTTTGATTATTTGTAACATTTTTAGGGATTGATAACTACGGTTCCCTGCCCAACAAGTGAGCCGACACCTTGTGCTTGCAATGAGCCATCGCAGCAGTTTGACTTGTAGGTGTTGTCTGGGCATAAGCACCCACGCCTTCCACCTCTGGGTGAAGCGACAGGGAGTTTTTGAGGTCTATTCATTGTTAAGTTCTTTAAGTTTTGATTCTGCCCAACGCTTGCCTGCAAGACCTCCCCATAGTAGGAACGATATTGTGCCACAGGCTTGCGTGTCATTCTCATCGTAGTATTCTTCGGCTCTTGATAGATACGAGTACATCCGTGTGATTGTCTCTACGCTCACAGGCTTGCCCTGTGCGAGCTGCTGCGCTCTTACCTTACCGACAGGAGTAGCACACTTGTTGCCGTTCTTCTCGTTTAGTTCAATGCCACGCTTGGCGTTATTGCGTACCGCATCTGGGTAATCGGCAAACGATTCCATCTCTGTGCGTGTTCCCGACTTCTTGCGGCCATCACGTTTGATGATAGCAACAATCTGTGCAAGCATCAACGCTGCTTCCTGCTCCTCAAGGTGTGCCATCTCTTGCTTGGCAAGGTTTAGCTTGTCCACGAAGTACCCTTCAATAGAAAAGCCTTTGACCTTCCCTGTCTTGACAAAGTTTGTCCAAATTTCGGGGTTGTTGACTTTCATAGATACCATCCAAGTGCCTATGGGTAAATCAAAGCCATACTTCTTGCTCTTGTCTTGTACGTCATCTTCAATAATCCAAGACTCTACAACCGTGAGGCCATTGATGCCTACCTCGTGTTCAAGCGTAGCGTTGTTCTGCTTGGACTTCTGAAAGAACATCTCGCTTGCTTTGCGGATGGTGGCTTCGCTGAAGTACACATAGAACTCCTCCTCGCCTTCTGCTCGGTAGATGGGCTTGTTGGGTACGAGTGCTGCTCCCATAAGGATTCGCTTCTCATCGCTCTGGGTAGCGAACTCCACCCGTTGTGAGTTGAGGGCTATGAAGTCCTCTTCAATCGCAGGGTATTCTACAAGGGAGATTGCGTCAATGCCAGTTAAAAGCATTGATTCATCAAGTATAAGTTCAATTAGTTTCATCATCCGAATGTTGCGGTTCTTACTCTTTGGCGTTGTAGTTGTTGTGAGGTCGTGACATCCTGCCCTACGACATAAGCACGGATGGGTTGGCTGAATTGACCACCTATGCTCTGGGCAAGTTGGTTAGTACCACTCTGACCTACGATGTTAAATTGAGGCGCAGGAACGCCACCACCGCGACCTGCTGCGCTACTTGCAGAGGGTGCAGATGGTTCTACACCGCTTGAATTAAACTTTGTTGCAGAGATTGCCGCTACACGAGCAAGGCCACCCGCTACGGCTATACCTGCTGCAATCTGCCCACGAATTATGGAGGTGGGGTCACCAATAATTAGCTGCGATGCATACGCTTTTTGAGCTGCGGTAAAAGTCGTGATAAGCGTTTCAACAATACTTAACGCCTTGTTTCTATTGAATGACTTTTGCGCTGCTTCTTCGTTATCCGCATCAAAAATAGAGTTTAGTTCTTTTAACGCAGATATAGTCCCAAGAGCCGAGTCGGTAGCAAGGTCTTGTAGTTGTTGGCGATATGCTTTGTCTTTTTCTGCTTGGGTTTTTTGCGCATCATCATTTACTTTAGCGACATCTGCATTGAATTTGTTTTGTAGGGCAAGGCGCAGAGCATCGTTGCCTTCTGCTGCTGCGTATTGTGCATCGAATGCTGCTTGAAGATTGGCAAGCTCACGCACCTGCTCATTGGCAATGAGGTTGCGGTTGATGTCTGCGGCCTGCTGATTCTGCGCAAGTATCTTGTCCTTCGATGTCTTATCAATGTTCTCTAACGTAGTAGCGTGGGTTTGCGCTGCCTGTACTTCTAACGCATCAAACTTGGCGTTTACCGCAGCAATTAGTTCTTCATTGCCTGCTGCTGCTTTTACCTGCTCATCACGCTCACGAGTGAGCTTTGCTTGTAAGTTGGCAAAGCGGGTGGTCTCACGGTCGGTCTCATCCTTTAATGCCGCCTCTTGGTTAGCAGCAATCAAATCAAGCGTTTCTTTGTTTAGGGCAGCTATCGCAGCTTGAGTTTCCTTCTCCTTTGCTACCAGAGCCTCTGCGTCTTTTGCTGCTTTCTCTGCTGCTATTTTTGCGGCATCGGCCTTCTCCTTCCTGTCTTGGAGAATGACCCCATCGCGGGCGCTTTTTAACTTGGCAAGTTGGTCTTTGGTTTCTTTAATTGCCGCCTCACCTTCGGCTTTTATTTCATCTGATTGGTCAAAAATCATATCTCCGAGACCGCTTGCAAAAGAATCGCGTGTGGCCTTAAATGATTTTTCTAACCCAAAATCCTTTCCAAGTGCAGTGCCTACATTGTCAAGAGTTTGTAGTAGCATTGTAAGGGGTACTGCCACCGTTTTAATAATGTCATCTAATATCTGCTTATTGCGTTTAGCGGAATCTTCTTGGCTTTTCTTAATTTGCTCTTGCACCAAGAGTTGAGCTTCTAATGATGTAATGGTCTCATTGGTCTGCTGAACCTTTAAGTCGCGAATCTCCTTCTCCGACTTGCCAGCCAAGCGAAGTGAGTTCTCTTGTAGGCTGAGGGCATCTAAAGCATCCTGCTGCGCCTGAGCAGTCTTTTCTGTTTTTTCGAGTAGTTTTGTTTGCTCTGATGATGCTCCCGTAATGAAGCCCGTGATGTCATCCCAATAGGCAACAATCAACCCTAACGCTACAACTAAAGCACCAATTCCTGTTGCAATTAGAGCCTTCTGTAAAGTACTTGCTCCTGCAACGCCCGCTTTGAATGATGCATCAAATCCAGTCTTTAGAGCCGTGAGTCCTTGCTTGACATTTTTTAATTTAGTGCCTATGCCACCAAACCCCTCATCAATAAGAGTAATAGCCCCTTCGGTGGTCTCACCAAGTTCTTTACTGCCTTTACTGGCTTCAGCCGCAGCATCCTTTACTTTATCAATTCCCTTTACCGCCTTATCAGCCGTAGTGTTAAGGTTGGAATTGATTTTTATATTAATATCTATTTGCTCTGCCATTGCCTTTTAATGAGTTTAATGCCTTCACTCCAATTTCTTGGGAGGGCGTATTTGCCTTTTGCTAAATCAACGGCTTCACTGACCCCACACCAATCATCCGACTGAAGTAACTCTACTAAATAACCTAAATAAGTCTGTTTCATACTACGTTGAGGAGTTCAAATGTTGCTTTGCCTGTGGTCATATTAAGACTCACGTTGTTGATTAGGTACTTGGTGTTGTTCCAGATGATTGCATTTTGAAGGTTCAGCGTTATGATTTTACCGATGGGCAACACCGCTTCTACATTATACAACCTGCGCTGGATAGAATAAAGGTCGGTGATGTAGTTGCTCCACTCATTGTTGTAGAGGCTTTGGTTTACCGATTGCAGGTGGAAGGGGTCTATGTCTGCGCCAAACGTGATAGCGTGTGATGCCCCTGCACTTTGATAGCGGTTTGAAGTGTTGGCATACCAAGCAATCTCAACAAGCCTATGAGTTCCGTCTGCATCTACAAACGTCAAAGGATTTGATGTAAGGTCGTAGTCATTAAAGTACCCGTAGAATAGAATGGGCGCACCCAAGTATGGATTAAATGTGCCATCTTCATTTGCTTCGCTTGTGATGCTTTTGTACACGAGTACGTTGGTTAGAGTGCTTGTATGTTGGTCGGTCAGCCTCTCAAACAAAGGGCATTCAAACGGCACTTCAATTAGGAACTCATCGCCATCAAAAGTGAAGGTGGTGTTCAAATCCCCAAATCCGACATTGTTTGTCTGCAAGTATTGGAAGCCTAATATCTGCTGCGTCTCTTGGTACTTAAACTCAATCTCCCTGTAAAGCGGTGGCCTGTTTACCACATACTCGGTTATGTCTAAATACTCTTGATAGTCTTTGTCGCTTCCTGCTGCGTACCAATCATCCAACGGCTGAAGCAAGAAGCTCGTAGATGTAGTTGGTACAATTACCATATTGTACATCTTCAGAATGCCTGCCAAGAAGTCCTTGACTTTTATTTCGGGCATTATGTCTTGCACTATCACTTGAAAGGAATACGTTGCGAATAGAGTTTGGTCTACCGAGAAACTAACGACAGACGTATCGCCATCAATGGCAGAATAGTCCGTGCATTGATAGCTCATTGCAGTAGCACTCTGCGGCCTGATAAACAACTGCACCGTGTCTCCTGCTGCAAATGACAAGGCAGCCATAGTTGTAGTCACGGAAGATGCAGCGTGAGCATTCACCAAGACCGAAAAGTCAAATACTCCATTACGAAATACAGATAGTTCATAGTTTTCGCTCACGTTTGTCATTGTAATATCCAAGTCATATTGCTTGCTATCTACAACTGTCCAAGTATCAGTTGCTAAACTAAACTGCGAACCGCTTCCCGTATTGCGGTTCATATTTATTAACTGATAAGCAATATCATTGCCCCCTGCAAATAGATACCCCTCAAATCGGTGCAACCATAGCGACAGGTCTTGGAATGGCGTTATGTTTAGGAATGAGCCAGTAAATGTGATGCCGTATTTTGCTTGTATCTGTTCCAAAATAGCATACACCTTCAGCGCAGGCTTCAACTCATAGTATCGTATTCCACGATTACCTTGACTTCCACCGCCTGACTTGTGAGCAATGTTATTCACGTTGTCAGCACCTGCTCCACCACCGCTTTGGTAAAACCAATTTTTTACAGGGCTGCATAACGGATAAAACAACGGAGCGTAGGTATCAGTAGTAAAACGTGCAAAAACCGCATCATCAGAATACTCGTGATTGTAGTCGCTGAAGTCAAGGTCGTACAGATAGTCCTCTCCAAACAAATCAATAAGCGTTACTACATCCCCATAGAACGTCAGCGTGTACGCATAAGGCTCTGTGCCTTTTAACTGCACATTCTCCAGTTCTACGATTCCCGTGCGGAAGGGCAAGGAGTTTATTTCGATTCTTGCTTCTGCTCTTAACCTACCATCAAAGCCACCCACCACATCATTGCGGTAGTAGTAACTGAATACTGCGTTGTTCGTTGCACTCGCAGGAACGGTGAAGCCCTGCGTAAAGTCCGTGAACACCTTTGAGATGTCCTGTACGTTCTGCACGGATAGGTTGATGCTAATCTCCTCATCTTGGAATATATCCAAGCGCACATTGTTAACGTAAATATCAACCTTGTTCATCGTACAAGCATCCTCTGGTCAAAGGCGTAGGTGAAACTCATGGTGTAGTTTATGGTCTTATCGTTGATTGACTTTTGATAGTCAATACTTCCACGATTAGGAATCACCGCTACCCATTGCCCATCTTCGTAGATAGCAACCTTCTCGCTCATCAGAATCTCCTCTACCACCTCGCCATACGACTCCTCTACAAAGCCCGTGTTAAAGGTTAGGGTGTTGCGTGAGTTGATGTTAAAGGACTGGTACTTGCCGTTGTTGTAGTTTACATCCGTATAAGCATCTGCATAAATGCTCTTTTGATATTGGTCTTGAGTGAAGTTACCCTGCTCCGTTGACTTCTTAAAGAACGTGATGTAGTCGCTCATTCCAAACTTGTTCACGAACTGCACAAGGTAAGGGTCGTATTTCGGTTCGCAGATAACTTCAAAGTCTACTGCGGTCTTGTCATCTACCTCACCCAATGCCTCAAGTGCTTCGCATAGGCAGTTCAGCCCTTCTACCGTACCACCATCAGTCTTCACCCTGTCGTTGTAGGCAATGCCTTCGCTATTGACAAGCAGGTTGATGGTGTAATTGTCTGTTGGTGTGATGCCCAAGAATGCTGCTACGTTAGCAACGCCAGAGGGGATGTAGATAACCACCTGCGTTGAGGTGGTCGTAGTGTTTGCCCATCCCAACTCATCCTTCAAAGAGAACCAGTATTCTGCTCCGTTGATTTCAATACTAAAACCATTGACGTTGCTTGTGGTGTTATACGATACGGGCAACGATTGGTAGTTACCTGCAAGAACCTGCATCGTACGATTGGTGAATAGGTTGGGCTGCGTTACTCCTGTATTCTGCTGCTGACCCAATGCCTTGTAGCCATCTAAAGCAAGAAAGTAAGCAGTTCCTGCGCTTGCCGATTCGGGAGCAGAGCCATTATTAGAGTATGAGAAGCTGCCTGTTCTGCGTACCCATAACGCTTCACCCGTTTCTGATGCACTTGGGTCGGTGATAAACGCCTTGCCGAATGGATGTAAGAAACGCTCACGCACCAAATCACTCACCTCGTAGTTTATGACATTATTTACCGCATACGGCTTTGAAAGGTTGTATGTTGTTTGTCCTGCTACGGGAGTTTGCGTTCCTGTATAGATTGCTATTGCAATATCAAAAGAATAAAGCGCATCGTTTGGTAGCGTGTTATTCTTGCCTGTTACAAATAAAGGGCTACGAGCTTGAGCTATGCTCGCGGGTAGTGCTGATACTGGTGTACTCATTCTTTTTGGTTTTGCAATGTGAAGCGTAAGAAGTCAGATAACTCAAGAGCGTATGCCGTTGCAATCTCCTCTGGTAACTGTTCAAACTTTAGCTGAAAGGGTCGGGTAAAGAAGCTGGTTGTCTTGATACCCTTGTTGTAGATGCTGCGGCTTACAATAAATGCAGTTGCATCGTAGCTTAAAAATTTACCTTTCTTATCCCTAAACTGAAACCTTCGTGCGGCAACCCATTTTTCTATGGCGCGTGATAAGCCTCCTGCCATTCCGCTACCTGTTCCAAATCTAAAAGGACTGCTTGGGGCTTTGGAGCTTGAGGACTTGCCCTGCACACCATAGTCTTGGAACTTCCAATAGGGCGCAAGCTCATCCATCT